TGATAATTCCTTATGAGCTGTGACAAAATAATCAACCGCATCTTCATCTAATAAACTATGCGGACACCTTTCCCATACAGGACTTTGATCTAGATGATCCCATGTAGCTACAAGTAACCTATTCTTGTCATTATCAATAGCTATTTTATATGTCCCTATAGTAGCCTTACGTTTAATGATCGCTCCATTTAACATCTGCTTCTTAGCCCAGCTCCATGAACCTCTCAACCCAAATGTCCTTATAACCCAGTCATTTATCTTCTTTATTTCAAGTTATTTGTTAAAAGCGTAATATAAATATAAATACATAAATTGGATAGGGCTATTCACCATACCCTTATCAGTAGGCTCGTCATACTTGTCAAGCCAAAGACGAAGCGCTTCCCAATCGATATCCCGCCGGTCACAGACCATGCAGGCTAGGTTAGCCCCGAACAGATCCCCTCCGCCACGTAAAGACTCGTTAAATCTCTTGGCTAGCCTTTTCTTGAATCCTTTATTGTACCAAATACCGGAGGTAGCGGCATAACAGTAATAAGCGTTGTATTTCATTTTCACACCCATCTTCTCAAATAAAGGCGTATGCCATATCCGGTCAAGGAAGAATACTATTCCACGATAGATAAAGGTTCGCAGGTTCTTTCTGTATCTTTTCCCCATGAAGTTATCCACACAAGATATAGTTCCGCCTGAATAGTACCAGTTATTGGCGCCTCTCTTAACCTTATCCGTCATCTTGAACTTATTTTTCCTATCCTCTACCCTATCCCAAGGCTTTAATTTATCCTCGTTAAATGTCGGGCAATAATGATAGTAATGATTGATCCATGAAAGGTATGGGTTGTATATCGTATATCCATTATCACTTACATATGAGTTTATCTCATACCCAAGCTTCTTAGCTAATGGCGATCCCTCATCAGCTAATACCTTCAATATCGGGTTCAAGTTCCATATCTGGTCTTGGCTGACGAACATCGAATAACAAGGATCCTCATCCTCGCCATACCATCCTCCCATGCCGCTTACGATCTTATCCAGATCAAGAGCATAATCTTTACCCCTAGAGAAATCATCCCTTATGAAGAAACCTTTGTAAGTAGGCATATCCTGCACTCCTGGTTGATCCTTAAATATCTCTTTAGCTCCTTCTACTAGTCTTTCCAGTGTCTGTAAGACAAAGAATATCTCTAGAGGATTATAGTCATGCCCATACACCTTATTGTGTATCCGAAGATATTGAAGAAGCTCGGCTATATTAATAGTCCCGTCCTCCACATATCCCGTATTGTTATCGAAGTTTATTTTGGCCAGAGGGATGTTACTCCCCGGCGGTTGATCTATGTCGTCATAACAATGAACAAACCGGTCGAAGAACAGATCCTTCCAGCCAAGATATTTATCCTCAATCGTCATGAGCTTATTTTTTATCGTACATAGACATGACGTTGATAAGATCAGCCTTTCTGGTCATCCCTTCAAGCTTCTCGAAACCATCCATATTATCACCGCTGACGATGATAGTAGGGTATACCTCAATACCGTATCTGGATATCTCCTCCTCCGTAGCCTTGTTCTCCGGGATCTGGTTCAACGTAACCTCACCCTCATACTCCTGTAACGTGTTGGCGATAATATATCGCATGTAATCGCTGTACTCAGCGTCTTTCTTCGTGAAAAAATCAATTCTTACCATTTTTAAATAGTTTTTAATCTGTTAATAATTAAATCAGCAGTAAATATAGCATTATCTACCTCATCTATACCCATCTTCCTTCCATCGAAATCGTTAGATAATAAATCCTTAACAATCTGATATCTACGATGCTCCCAATTTATGTCTATATCAAAATTCAGATACCTTACATAATCATAATTCAATTCATCATAACTATAATTGAGATACTTAACTATCGGAAATGGAGTATCATCATAAATAGTGCGCTTGATTAAATCAACGTATTTACCGGTTTTTTTATTGATAGCTCTTAATCTCTCATCTACTACTCTTTCTCCTGACTCTTTCATTCTATAAGCCCTTTGTTATGTTTATCGTAATATAATAATGCTATAGCGTTCCAGCATACGGCGGATAGATGCATGAATCCCTCCTTATCATATCTCTCCCCTTTCGTATAAGCGACCAAGTGTCTCATGAGTGCACCTAGATAACGATTGAACCCATCAGGTATATCTTGCCATGAGTTATCAGCATACTTCTTGGCACCTTCTGTATATACCCTCACGATGTCTTCTATCTCAGCCAAAGGAAGGAGGTCCCACCGGAGTTTGCCGTCGGCCCGGTCGTTCTTCCCGCTGCCGTCCTTCCCGACGAACGGTGCGTCTGTCGCTTTCCCCTCATTGGTATTACATAGACCCTCGCCGATAGAGCTATAATCCGTAAGCTTATCGACCGTTTCCTCATCAATAATCCTTAATTTAATAGCTCTGTTTAATGATACAACCATTTCCTCGTCAGCCCAAGCATATTCATATGATGCTTTAAATAATGGGCCTAATTTCATCATTCCTGTACGATCGGCGGTTTCAAGTACCTCAAATACCTCACCGTCATAAACAACTTTTTCGTATTTACCAAATTCCTCTTTCATATGTAATTATATATAAAATTCACTAAGATCCCTACATTCCGGTGTCTCGCCTGTCATAGAGTAAAGCTCACCAGATGATAGATGTACACAAATCGAGGTCTTTCCGTCTCTCCACTCGCTTTGCTTCGTAATTCCACAAATAGCGCAGCGTTGGACCCCCGGGCCTGCCTTTACCCACGAGTGCCGTACGCTCCTTTTCCTTGTCCTGTTGGTGTCATTAAGCTTTCTCATGATCAATCCTCCAAGGTCATTATAATCTTATCTTTCCCGATAATAACCTCATTCCCGCTCCTTACATCAAAGCATTTCCCTCCATCTGCCTCCTTGAAATAAAGAGCACCATTGTACTCGAACAAACCGAAGCCGTAATCGTCTAGCTTCATTTCGTTAAGTCTCTTGAATTTATACACATTTTTCATATTCTCCATATTTTTAATATTCCCTTCATTCATATAAAATATTGATGCAGATATTGATATTATTCCTATAGCTATCATAATTAATCCTCCGTGGAACATACCTCCATGTAAATCATCCCAGCCTTTCACCATTACAGCTATGGATAATATAATCACTGCCATACTAAGCAAGACCCATATCATATCACATTTTCTTTGTTTTTAGAAACTCCATCATATCCTCCACACTAAGCTGGAAGCCTGCCGCCGCCTTATGCCCTCCTCCCCCGGGATAGGCCTTGCGTGCCAGCGCCGAGACATTCACCTCCTCTTTAGTGGTATAGAATGAACATCTAAAGAATCTTCCGTTCCAGCAAAATGGCATCATCAGATCATGTTTCTTAGGGTTATACATAGATTCAAATGTAGTAGAGTTAAACTCCGTGGTATTCATACATATTGCCTTGTATCCAAATATATCTGCCTCGAATGAGAACATATTCATCTCGCCCCTGTTTTTCTCAACGATATACTCCAGTATCGCCTCCCCGTTCCTTATCATGTCATATATGAAGTCATGATCGCCGTCCATGACCTTTGCCGCCATATCCACGTCAAGACCACAATATCCTCTCATCCCGTATTGGAACGCCATGACATCACTCCACTCGAATCGGTCGTGATCCCATACATCATAAGCACTCAATAATTCTACCACATTAGGAGTTTTGATGTCATCGAAAAGATATTCCCACGTAAGCTCACAGGCCGCCGCCCCGATACGCCTCTTGCCCTTTACCTCGTAATCCCTCATATCGTCTATGGCTGTCTTATGACGGTCTATCCATATGACATCTATACCTTTCTCTTTCCACTCATCGAAAAGGAATCTTGTTCTGTTTCCAAATGACACGTCAACTACAAATACCTTATCATATTTATTCACGTCAGGTATTTCCTTGCCATAATTGTAAGGAAGAAGATCAATGTCCCCTTTGAAATACTTTTTTACTATAGCCGCTGACATTACTCCGTCAAGATCAGCCTCATGATATATACATCCTGTCATAATCTATTGTTTTTAATTAAAAAATCTATGTATTCTTTTATCTCCTTATTTCTATCATTATCCCAGTCAAATGTCTCGTTTATGAATTTGAAGTACGATACTGGGATCGAATGCAACATCCACCCACAATATTTCCCGAATGTCATTACCGTAGAGCCAAGGGGATGATCCGGCCTCCCGGGTACAGGGGAGGCGGTAATGCCCTGCGCCAGCCCCCTCCTTCGATCTTTCTTGGCGGCTTTGATATCCAGATCTGTTTTCGTTACCTTATCCCCCATCGGGATATTGGTAATTAGTTTATCGCCGATAAACATCCCCCATCCATATCCTTTGTAGTTCTCTATACTAAGTTCTCTTATATCACCGAACCTTGACGAGTTATTGCAACAATCAACGACCAATGCGCTATCCTTACCGTCCTTTATCCTGACAGCTCTCCCAAGCCACTGATAAAACGACGAGAATGAGAATGTTGGTCTTCCTACTATCACACAATCCAGACCCGGATGATCGAATCCCGTACCGAGGGCGGAATAGTTGAACACCACCTGCGTCCCACCCGACTTGAACCTCTCGACTATAGCCTCCCGTTGCTTCTTTGGCGTGCCTCCGTGAACCACCTCCGCAATGCCGGCACATATCTTGGCGTTCATCCATTCGGCGGCAGTATTGCAGCTCTCAACAGAATCCATAAACACCAGTATAGATCTACAGATGTCTTTTAATACCATCAACCGACGTAAAATAAGGTTGTTTAAGCCATTTTTTCTCACCGCCTCACTAATAGACTCAGCCGTATATTCGGAGCCGTTAGAATTGAGTTTAAGGGCATCTCCATTGAAATCCCATGTCTCATATTTAAGAGGTGTCCAAAATTCTTGCCTTATCATCTCCTCTACCTGTATCACGTGAATCAGGTTCTTGAAATATACCGGTCTCATACGAGTGATGAAATTAAGTTGGGAATATGATGTCTGTCCTATCGACATGTTTTTAAGTCTACATGGCGTGGCTGTAAACCCTATCACCTTTCTCGGCTTCAGCTCATTCATGAATGTCATGAACTCACTGCCGTCTTCAGGACTATATCCGGCATGAGCCTCATCTATCAATACATTTCTGATTCCCATCTCCTTAAGCTGACCAACAACCTTCTTGATAGACCCTAACGTGGCGTATATCATGTTAGATAGCTCTTTCTTGCCACAGGAGGCGGAGTAGATGGTCGCCGGTATGCCATATGATGTAAGCTTGCAGTAGTTTTGTATTAGTAATTCGCGAGACGGCTGGAGAACCAGCGTCTTATCTCCCATCAATCTTGCCGCTTCTGCTATGAGGATCGATTTACCGCAACCTACCGGTCCGATGACTAACACTGGATCATGCCTATCAGAGTTTATGTAATCGGAGATACTTTTAACGCATTCCTCTTGATATGGTCTTAATTTGTAAATCATTTGGATCTGTAGTTATCAAAAACGTCTTTCACGTACTCTAATCTTATCGCACACTCCCGACCATCGTCCATTTTCACCATTAAAGTTTCCTTGGTCTTGCTTATGGCTATCACCTCTCCTGTTCCTATCTGGGTATGGACTATATCGCCTAGCTTTATATTACATTTGATCATGGTCAAGTTTTTTATTAAATTCCTCTATCTTACTCCTGTCTGTCTCATTCACCATCTCAGCCTCTTCCTTGAACATGTCGTACCCTTCCCGGATATTATTCCCAACCATATTCTCTATCATCTCCCTCATCTCATCGCTCCTTACGGCAAAAGATATCTGGAATGATTTACTTGTGCCTTTCATCAGGTAATCAATCTCTTTCTTACATTCTGTCATCAATCTATCCAGATTATCGAACTTAACGAACTTAGAGTTGCCATTGGCTTTCCTTACCCCATCCTTGAAATCCTCCAATATCCCGTTAAATACATCCGCCATGCACATCATGGAATGTAGCCATACCAACATCTTGAACTTATACTCATCGCCAGAGCCGTTCATTAGCTCAATAAGCGACTCGCTTCTTGTTAGCATGATCCTGGACTCCTTGTCAATAATATCCTTTATCTGTTTCCGGTATTTCATGGCTCCCACGAAATCCATTTTAGAATAACATTCATTCAATTTTCTGATATCTTTTCTCGACATTAATAAATTTAATACATCTTTCTCTTCCATGATCTGATCTTTTTGTATTGCAAATATAATTAAAGCCTAGATATTTACCTAGGCTTTTTAATGAAGTTAATCTTTTTTATTCTTTCTTTTAGACTCGTCCCAATCTGATGAGTATCTGCATGTCCCTTGCTTGTGGGTCGAGAAATCACACCAAAAACACAAGGGTTTGGGGCGGGGTTCAAGGCAGGCCGGCTGGCGTCCCATGAGGTAGCGTGTCTCGTACTTATACCCTTGCTTGGCGTCGTTCCAAACGTGAGCTTGATAGCTATCTATTTTATTTGTCTCGAAATCATACATATCAAGAAGGATATCATTAAGCTCCTTGACTGACCTCTCTACCTTTTCCTTATCTACCTTCACGTTTTGATTATCCAACATACGGGTAAAGAAATAGCTACACATATCTGGAAGTACCTTATATTTTCTGAGTATGTAAAAGGCGTATATCGGGTGCTGGAGATTGTGAAGCAGCTTATCCTCATCGAATAACTTTCTCCCAGACTTCCAGTCTATCGTATACATAGCTATCCTGTCTTTTGTCTTATACTCTCCACGCCAGTCCACCGATCCTATGATATGTACCTTATCGTATGTCACGCCATCCAATGTAAGGGGCTTGGGTAGCTTATAAGGCAGGACGAAGTCCTCCTCCACGCCGGCCGGTCTCGACCCCCGGACCACCTTCTCCATTGGCGTAAGATCGGACCATGCCTTCTTATAATTGCCAGCAGCATCCTTCTCAAACAACCCCACAATCCATCTTATTAGCCTAGCCGCATGTTGCATGGACTCGATTTGGGATTTTACGCTATCGAAAGGAATCTGCTCTATATCGGCGTAGTAGTTGAATGCCTTGCTCATATCCTCATAAGAAGGTCTGCATCCGTTCTTGAAGAAATACTCCATCGTCTGATGGATAACCGTACCATATGACGTGGCCTCATGCTTCTCCGTGGATCTATTCCCTTCCACGTAAGTTTTATACCACTTGTATGGGCATTGGACGAACGTGTCTATCTGCGAGTAAGAGACGGCGAGAACCTTCTCTCCGTTTATAACCTTACATAACAAATTATTCTCCGGTATCACCATAAAGCTTATCTATTTTTATGTCATGTCCGTATAAGTCCATTAACAGGTTTTGTAGATGGTGAAGATTCTTAATCTGAATAGGATCGCTTAGATCGTCTTCCAGATCCCTAAGGCTAAGATAATACCCATCATCAAAAATCTCTATAGATATTCCGTAGCCTCGATATACATCCCGCCCCTTATCACGCTTGAAATAGATAGTATCAAGTATATTATCATCTATCTCAATAGGCATGACATCATCTTCCCCGGAATACCATTTCATTATCCCATCATCAACCTCACGTTCAAGGACCAATGACTTACTTTCATTACGCATACCAGTAACGCACCCTACCCTCCATATATTGCCAGCCTTGTCTTTTACAAGATCCCCTATCCTTAGTTCTTTAGCCGAAATCATACTCGTCCTCCTCATTGTGATCGTCATCGCAATCATCGACAAGAGGGGTCTCTAGCCCCTCTTCCCAATCATCATATCCGAAATCCATTATTTGTCCTTAAAATAAACATACAACATATCAGTTAAACTTCCTACCGTTATTTCATCGCAAGGGGTATTGCGAAACACCTCATCTGGTATGTATTCACCTGTCATCTTTTCTATATCCATTATCAATTCAACAAGATCCAATGAATCCATAGCCATATCGGACGATAGGTTACTATCTTCCTTTATGTCTTCAATATCATCAAACTCAGATGTTTTCGCAAATATTGCGTCTATCACTACTCCTAATACTTGATTTCTTTTCATAACTCTTAAATCGATATTTTTAATCTTCTACCTAATTCTTTTTTTATATCTGATATTCTTTCGATGTCCATCTTAACATCTCCAGTAATAGTATATTCCTTATCCATCTTCTTAGGAGGATCCGGGAGTCGGCTTACGGCGAACAACCATGCCAGCTCCTTGTTCTTATTCTCCCTAAGATACAGATCGGATGTCATGCCATACATCTTTATGATCGTATCGAATAACGTTGATTCCGATAAGCTCATATGTACGCTATAGACATTTGACGGCTTCCATATCAAGTTATCCAACCTCATCGTATATTCACGTTTAAGGTCTATATGGGATATTACGGCCCTTACTATAGGTTCTTCTTTGAAGTTGGTGTTAGCCACGAACCATACGAGCCGTTTCTCTACCTCCTTGACAGCTCCTGTATCCTTACCCATATCGTTATATACCCCAACGATACGGTCCCGGATCCCCTCGACCTCCGGTGTCAGGCCGGGCGTCTCTATCAGCATCAGCAGCGATCCTCCCCTTGGCGTTATCTTCCACTTCCCATTCTTCTGAAGCTCAATATAACCAGATGCTTTATAGCTATCTATTTTCTCCTTTGGAATGGTGTTAGCCATCTCTTCTTTTTGCCGGATCATCAAAAGATACCCGACATCAGACATCGTTAATCCTGATGTCATCATCTGTTCAAAATTTATATACATATGTAAATAAGTTAAAATATTGACCTAATCTTTCTGGCTACCCTCTCGACTATATCGGGATGATCATTTCCGTTATATATATCTATTAGCGTATCTATTATATGTAACCTTATGTTTTTCTTTGATGGATGAAACCAAAAATCTCCATTTTTTCTGTTTACAGGTTTGAACATCTTCAGTTCTGGTATAAGATAACACGCTACACATGATCTTTCGGCAAGTGATAATTCAACCGCTGCCTTTTCTATTACTTTACACATAAACGTATAATTATCATTCTTTATTAGATCGTAAGCCCTTCTCAACACCCTAAGGGCGTCTGCTTTCGATAATCTCTTTCCCTTTTTCATATTGCTTTACCGTATAAGATTCATTAGCCATACCAACCCTACCAACTGATATAGATTGATTTATTGATTGATTAAGATGCCCTATAACCGACATCTTGGCTCTAACCGTATTGGCGCATCTTAGAAGGACTCGATAATCCTCCAACGCCCGCTCGTACCTTACATCCACCCTAGCTCTTTT